TGTCAACCCCCATTCTGTAATCATAAGGTTCATCCTTACATAGAGCATTGTAACAGAAACTTTAGCTAAAGTCAAGCACTTTTCAGAAGAATTTGCAGGAAAATAAAACCCCGCCACAGGGCGGGGCTTGTGTGTCATACTGTGAGAAACCTCAAGTATTGTTGTTACCTCCATTCTGTTACTTCACGGCTTTGAATGCGATAGTTGACTTGACGGGTGATTGTGCTGTACAGATCGGGATGTTTTGCGGCTTGTGCTGTCTGGTTGCGTTCATAGGCTTCACCGTACTTCTTCAGCATTTCCATCGAGATTTCTGCTTCTTCTCTTGTCTTGTAAGTTACTTGAATTGTGTTCCCGGTTTCCCCCATTGGGTGTCGTGCTTCAAACACCCGTGAATTGCCTTTCTTGTCCGTCCTTACATGATCACACACAATGCGGAATTCTGTCATGGTTTGTACCTTCCTTTCTTTTCTTGCCGGGGGCGAAAGCCCCCGGCTTGTGTCTGCCTTACTTTGCTTCATGAATCAGGGTTCTGAAGTGGTAGCATTGGATGTTGTAGCCACCCGCCCCGATTGTCTGAACCTTTGCGTTGCCACGTTCGCCCTTGATAATCCCGTTCAAGTCTCCCTTTGCCCCGATTGTCAGCCCGTTAGCATCAATGATTTTGCCGCAAATGGCGTTTACCCGTTCAATGATGAAGTCATACTTGCGGTTCGCTTCTTCAGTCAGTTCCTTTTCAAGCTTCTTCATGGCTTCTTCAAGGGTGCTTTCTTCATTGTAGGGCTTCAGGTATTCCAGTTCGCCGTCTTTGACTTTCCTCTGCCGAATGACTTTCTTCCCAAGCCTGTTGACTTCTTCCACATCCTCATAGTAACCGTTGCACTTCTGCTTGAACTCTGCCCACGCTTTCTTGTACTCTGCTTCTGCCATTTCGTATTCGGGCGTTCCCCATCTGCAAGCCTGAACGGCTTTATACATCCGCTTCAGGGTTTCCCTTGTTGTGTAATACTCTTCAAGGCCGATTCTGTAATATTCCCGAACTCGGTTCTTCCAACCTTCCAGAAAGTCCACAATGGCTTTCACGTTGCGGCTTGCGCCTTTCTCAGTCTCTACAATCAGTTCAGCTTCATACTTTGCAAGGGCTTGACGGGCTTCTTCAATGTCTCTGGTTGTCCACTTGATGTCACGTTCGCTGTAGAAGTAGGGGTTATCCGTCCAGTTGCTTGCCTGTGCTTTCATGATCCGTTCAAGCTTCTTTTCAAGCTTGATGATTTCCGCTTTCTTGCCCTGAATCCGCTTGTTGATGAATTCGATGCTTGCCATGTTGTGTTTCCTTCCTTTCTGTATTTGCGGTTGGTGGCGGGTGACAATGTCAAGTATCATTGTCCTATAGCATAATAGCGCAGACTTTGGCTAAAGTCAACAGAAAAATGCAAGATTTTCAGGGAAAATAAAAAACCCGCCTTTCGGCGGGAAGTGTTGGTTATCCTTCTTTATCCTGAACAACAAGGTCTGAAGGAATGTCTACAGAAGCCCCGGCGGCATCTGCAAGCCCTTCACCGATGACATACGCAATCACAGCCGCACCCGCCATGATCAAGGCGGCAATCTGCGTTGCGGTTTCCTCTGTACCCTTGAAAGCCACAATCAGCATGGTAACAAAGTTTGCAATGCTCAACCAGAACTTACGGCTTGTCAGTTTCGCTTTCCAATCAATCATGATGCACACCCCTTTCAAGGTCAGCGATTCGGTTATTGATAACCTTAATCTTTTCTTCAAGCACAGGGATTTTTTCAGCAAGGGAATTATGCGCCCTGACAGATTCGGTTAGCTGTGAAAGCTTCAGTTCCCAAACGGATTTCATGCTTTCAATCTGCCCTTCAATTTTCACATCCGAAATCTCAGAACGCTTTTCAATCTCTGATAACATTTTCTGGTTAGCCGAATGACTAAGTATGACTTGCGCCACAACGGCACAAGCCCCGGTAATGAGTGCAACAATTACAGCTTCAGACATTCAGCCCACCCCAACAATCTTAATCAGAATATCCCTTGCTTCACACAAATCATTGTATTCTTTCTGTGTCAGCGTCTTCACAATCCCGGCTTCTTCCTCTTTCACCAGAAATTTAGCCATCATGTAACCCGTCTGACCGTCAAACCGGATTTCCCGCCAACCAGACGCATCAACATCACCCGCAAGAACCCTTGTTCCAACCTTCAGACGGGCAATTGTATTCCCGCCGGGGTTTTCCCGCACTCTGACAGGCAGACCGTTGTCAGCAGTCACAATGTATGTTTCCATTTGTTCACCCTCTTTGTCATAGTCAACAGCTTTCAGGAATCCGACACAAGCCCATTTTGAAAGGGCGGTTCTGGTGAATCCGGCCTTTTCACTCTGTGCGTTAAGAACGCCTTTGTCATCAACAAGCCCGATGTGGTAATAGTCGTTCAAATCCCCGTTGTACCCTGACCCGCCCTTCTGATATGCGGCAGGAAGGGAATAATACTTGTCACCCGGCTTGCGGATTTTGAAAGCCGCCATGCCCGGTTTAGCTTGGGAGATGGGCAGAAGTTCCACAACGTACCGCCTTGCAATTCCGTTGCTACCATGCGTGATGGATTGTTTGAACTGTTGGTAAGCCCACACAAAAGCCCCTGAACAGTCCACACAGCCTGTTCTTGCAGAACCCCATACATAATCCCAATGTTCATCTAACATCCGCTGAAACAGCGAAATCAAGCCTTTAACGGGTATCTTCATCTTGTTTCACCACGCTTACACCGTCATCATCATCGGGGGGATGAAGCCATTGTTCATAGCGTTCCCATCTTTCCGCTTTGCGTTCAATAGCCACAGCCCCGGAAAAGATAAGAAGGGCGGCAATGCACAACCCGCCCAACACAACAAGCACAGCCATCTTGCCGCCCTCCAATCAATTATTCATTTTCCGGTTCAGCCGGGGTTTCATCAGGAATTTCATTGACCCAAACTTTGCGTTCAACGATTCCCTGTTCAACAGTTCCCCATTCAATGCTGTCAACTTCAAACCCGTCATTGTTTGTGGCGGCTGAAGCACAATATAAATGGAACTGCCGTTCCATTTCTTGCCGTGTTCCGAATCTGTTATTCACGGTCTGGGGCTGTCCGTCTTTGATGGATTTCCGCTGTGCGTAGTAGGTCATGTGTCATTCTCCTTTCTGTCAACCCTCAAGGGCTGCAATCCGAGCTTCAAGGGCGGCAAGCTGTGCCGCCACGGTGGTGGGCGATACGTTCGTGCCGGGAGTGATGACAGCACCGGGCGCGATGGCCTGTGTGGCCTTGTACAACTGTCCGCTCACGGTCAGCAGGTCACCGGGCTGGTGGGTGTTGGTGGCGGTTGGGGTGTCAATTGGCGCGATGTTCGCATCCCCGGCTTCCGTGATGTCCTCAACAATCAACTGAACTGTGTAATCGCTGTAATCTTTCCCGGCCTGTACCGCAAGTGCGGCGAAAACGCCGTTCGGGTAATCAGTTGTGTTGTATGTGATAATTGAGTCTGTTTCTGTGTTTATCTGACCGGATGGAAAGCTGAACGTTCCTGCCGGGTAGAACCGTGGAACAACAGTCCCGCCCCGTGTGCCGCTGATTTCGGTGCAATGCAGTCGATATTTGCGCCCAACGGTCAACGTTATTCCGGTTGTTAACTCAGAAGGCCACGCTCCACCAAGGTGAACATACGGAGCACCGGACAGGAGCACTTTGGTTGGGACAGTACCGCTTGTATGCCCATCAATCACGACAGTTGTTCCGATTCTGGACTTCAGGATTCCGTTCGTGTAACCACGAATGTCATATCCATAATTGACGAGATTATGCAATGCATTTACTCGCTCGTCCAGCGGCGCAACCCGTGCGTCCTGCACATCGTATGTCGTGCCGCCCTGCACAGCCTTTGAAAACGCCGTCCCGTCAGGAATCAGGCTTGCCGCCGCGATGTTACCCCGCGCCGTGGTTTTCTGCGTGTCCGTCAGGCTCTGGGCGGTGTCGTAGCGAACCGCATTGCTCAGTTCATTCCCGACAACAACCGCCGTTGCATCCGTTCCCGTCCACGACCCGGCAGGATGTGCCGCCGTGAAGCGATAAAGGACACCTTCCTGCCACACATAAACACCCGCCGCATATGCCGTGATTGTGCTGAAGGTGGGGGCAATGCTTGCAAGAAGCTGTGAATAATCGGCGGGAATGCTGTTCACAGCGTCTTCAATCTCATCAATCAGCACTTGAACAGACGGAATGATTGTTCCTGGGTCAACGGCAGATTCTGTTTCAGACTGAATGACAGTAAACACAGCAGAAAGAACGGTTGTCTTTGTGTCCCCATCGTTAAGCCGGATATAAACGCCAATCAGACCCGGAACGCCAAAGCAACCGCTTGTCAGGGTGACTGAAGCCTTGTTGCCGTCAAGTGTTCCAGAAAGCGCAACCGTTGCACCGTCTGAACGCACAACAGAAGCTGTGACAGTTCCACCGCCGGAATACTCAACGCCATTCACAAACAGATTCACGCCGACAACGTTTGAAAGGTTGTCATTCGTGAAGACAATGCTTTCACAATGCCTTAGTTCAATGTTCTGCGTCAGGTCTTGTGTAAACCATTTTTCAAACTGTGCCATTGTCTTCTTTCACATCCTGCCTTTCAAGTTCCGCAAGCTTGTTATCTACAGCGTCAAGCAGATTGAACACGGTTGAAAGCTTGTTGATATTGGATTGCCCGGAAACTGTGACAGTTCCAAGAATGGTTGCCGCCTGTGTTACTGCTTCTCTGATTGTCATTTACGTTCCCCCTAAGATTGAGATGTCGGTTTCGTAAGTTTTTCCGGCAAGCGTAAACGTTACATGAAGAGTGTTCACCCCGGTTCTTGTTGAACCCCATGTGCCGGATGTCGGAAGGTATATGTTGAGCGTAGCGACATACGAACCGCCCGCCAAAAGCTGTACCGCCCTCGATCCGCTATTCCATGACCCTGCCGCAAGTGTACACAATTGCGATTTTGATTTTCCATTGCTTGCCGTTACTGTGTAGGTGGCACTACTTCCGTTAGATGCCCAAGTCGGATCGGACAGCGTAACCGCTTGGGCTGAATTAAAATTTACCGTCTTTGTACCGCCTGTTGCGGTTGTGAATGTGAGGGTGGTAGTATTCCCGGAAGTTGATGCGGCGCAATCTACATATGCTGTGCAAAGGTCTGACCCACCAGCGGGGTAAATTGTGCTGAATCCGCTGATTGAACCACTTGCGGATACGTTGATTGCGCTAACGGTATCAATATCCCCGAATCGTGCCGAAACGGTGTCGCAAGTAATCGTCCCGCCGGGGGCTGTCGTAACTCCATTTGCTTGAAGATACCCGTCAATCGTCATGTTCCCGCCGCTGACATGGACATTTCCACATTCAACGGTAAGCTGTGTTGCAACGTCCCCCTTGCTAACTTTTAGGTCAATCTGCCCTGCCATTGTGGTTATAGAGGATTCAGCAGAAGTAACTCGATTCCCAAGGTCATCAACATCTGTTTCCATCGCTGAGATTGTCACGCCCTGTGCGTTGATTTGAACTTGCGCCTGTCTGACAACCCCATCAAGCGTTTCAAGGTCATTCTGATATGCTCTCAGGCTGATTTGGTATTCGTTCCATTCAATAGCGGTTTCAAACTCTTGCCGTTCATATTCCGCTTTTGTCTGCCCTCTACCACCACCGCCGCCGCCCCCGGCCTTTTCTTCTGTGTCTCTTTGGTAATAGATGATATTCGGGATATATGCCCCAATGGTAACCCGTGTTGCAGTAGGGTCAAACAAGTCAACAGACAGCCGGATAACATCAAGCGTATACGTTTTACCCCATTGCCGAACCTCAACAATGGCTTTGTCATGCAGTCTGATTGGTTGATCCTGATAGCCCATGCGGTACAAGTCCCGCACAAGGCAATCAATGCTGATTTTCGGGGAATCGCAAGTCTGCAACATTTCCCAAGTTTTCTGCAACAGAACTTCAGCGTTTTCAATGTCTGCGTTTTGGTAATAACTGAATCTGTTTCTGCCGTTCCTGCCAAACAACGCTTTAGCAACGGGGTCTTCAATGTAAGTCTGCCCGTTTGGTTTGGCGGGATGTTCGCTTGTTTCTGTCCACACCACATCCGCAAAGGTTAACGGTTCCCCCGTCCCTTCGACAGAATGCCCGAAACCATACATAGCTGTACAAACATCGCTGTCATCAATGGTAACGCCCATTTCATCGGCGTTTTTCTCCAATGACAGTCTAAGCCCCCGCCACGTTCCCGCATTCGGCATGACATCAAGGTATCTGCCTGTGACACCAGACGCACCCACAACAACACGGGGGATGATTAGCACATTCCAATTCTGTTCAATGCTCTTGATGCTGTGCCATACATCCCCCCGGTCAGTTTCCACAGAGGAAGTATTGGTTGCGCTTACATTGCCAACCGCCCATTGTGTCCCGGAAAGAATGGTTGTCAACGCCTGTCCCGCTGTGACATTAACGAATTCTTCACCGTTGAAAAACTCATCCGTCAATTCGGCAACGGCAATGTGTTCCGCTGTGATTTCCTGATAATGATCTGGTTCATAGTTCCGAACTTTGCGGATTTCAAAAACCTGAAATACGCCCAACTCATCCCGGAAACCAACCCGCATTCCCCGTTCAATCTCTTTATCAGGGTCAAACGGGAACAGGGACACAAGGGTCATTTCCTCTTGTGTCCATGTCCCGCTTTCGCCGTCTGACCGTACAAACAGGATATTGTCTGCACAGTCAAAGAACACGAATTCCATTTACAACCACCTTTCCCGGAAATGAACCGTTCCCGCCCCTGTAATTGTGGTTGCGCCTGTATGTGGCACAATAAACCGGGAATCAAAAGTGTACTTGTCCATGACAGAGACATTCCCAACGGTTGCAGTCTGGTTTGTAAGGTCTACAACCAGTTTCCCGGCGGGAACGCTATTGAATGTCATGGTATCCGTTCCGTCTGTGTATGTGACATTCCCGGATTCTGACAGGGTGTTTTCTATGCGCATGATCGGCGGGGCATCCCCATTCACAATGAACGCTGTGCCACAGTTCACGCTTCTTTCTGCTATGCTTGTCCAATACGGGTCAAAGCAAGTGAACGTATAGCGCAATTTAGATTCCCACCATTGCCGGGTGGAGGGTTCAGGAAATGCCGTACAAATCCCCGTCAAGTAACCATTGTGAAGCGTGAAAGAAAGCCTTTCGGGCTTATCGCTGAACGCCCATTTGTTAAGCGCATCAAGCTGTCTTTGTCTCAGAGAAAGGTCATTCGTTAGCAAAGCGAATGTCACAGAAACGGTTCTGGTTCTGCCTGTCAGCCGCACAAAGTCAGAACCCGCCCTGATAGGCCGTTCACGGGCAACAGCATTCATTGATACGGGGCTTATCATGATGTCAACAATTTTTACTGGTGCAACGCTGTCAATTGGTACGCCCCTGAAGAAAATCATGCTCTCCACCCGCTTCTTGTTAGATTCCTCAAGCTGTCTGCCTGTTGGGCTGACATAACCCTTCCAACGGTCTGCCCGTCAAGATACACATTCCCGCCCATTGACGGGGCTTTGTCCCAAATCTCCCCGGAAAGTCTGCCGTAATCAATTGAATTGGCAGTAGAAGAACCGCCGTTCTTGAACATTTGCCACGCCCGGTTTTCTTCAGCCGTCAACACGGCTTCACCTTCATGCAAAGACGCAAGAAAACCGTCAAACGGGATATAGTCAGCACCGATTGCAAGCGGCGTAATGGTTTCCCCGCCACGCACAGTAGAGGAAGAACCGCTTTTCACAAATCCGCTACCGCCCAAGTCAAAGTTGAAAGACAGCCCAGAAAGCCTTGAAATCTGTGCAAGAATCCCGTCAACAGCAGAAACCAACGCCGGGTATTTGGAATTCAGCCCATCAATAATCCCTTGCACAGTATTAGCGACAGCGTTTCCCGCCGCTTCAGATTGATCAAGCTGTGCAACGGCATTCTGTGCGGATTCCACAAGCCCGTTAAAAGTCTCATCCACAGAAAGCTTTTGTTGGGTTAGTGTGTCAGTCAGGGTGTTCTTAGACTGCCCAAGCCGTGCATAGTTCGCATTCAGCTTTGCAATATCACCGTCAGAAGCATTTACAAGGGCTTCAAGGTAATCAAAAGATTCTTGACTGCCGTCTGACAGAGAAGCTAACACTTCATCGGAAACGCCCCGCCCCTTTGCGGTTTCCATCATTTCATTGTAACGGTCATAATAAGCAATCTGCGATTCCAAACCACGGTTCATTGACTGAATTGTTTTGACTGCGTTGTTTGCGGTCTGTTCTGCGTTGCGCAAGCTCTTGCCGATTGCATCCCGTGAAGCTTCATCCCCGGCTTCTTCAAGGGCTTTTTTAAGGTCTGAAACTTCTGCCCGTGCTTTCTGTGCGGGGGTCTGGATTTCCTCAAATCCCTTCGCAACGCTGTCAATACTGCGTCTTGTTTCTTCCCGTGTCTGTTCTATGTAATCGCCAACGCTCTTTAACGCATCTTCAGCGGCTTTTACTGCATCTGTCATGTCTGCCGTTGCTTTTGCGTTTTTCTCTTCAGCATCTGTCAGGTCGTTAACATCCCCGTACAAATCCCGAATAATTTCGCCGTCTTCTTCCCATTCCGCAAAAGCTTTGTCCCTTGCGGATGTTCTCTTTTCCAGATTCTTTTCTGCTGTGTTTAACTGTTCATCTAATGCCTTTAGTTCATCATAAGCCGCACCGATTGGGGATTCAGAAACGTTACTTGTTCCGAACCAGTATGCAAGTGCGTTGCCCTCAAGCCCTTGCGTGTTTGTTCTGAAAACTTTATTGTACTCTTCAATGCCGCCCAGTTCTTCAAAGGCTTGTGCTTTCCGTTCACGTTCACGCCGCAAACGTTCAACCCTTACTTCTTCTTCATAAACATCTTGGTATTCTTTCGCAATTGCTTCACCCTTCAAACGGTGCGCATTCCAGTAAACACGGGCTTTTTCCGCTTTCACCCATGCGTCTATATAATCATTGACGGCATTTGTTCCCCCTTCAATCTCGCCCGTTTCTGTGTTAATAATCGAATTCAGGCCGGGAAGAACATCAACAAGCTGTCTGCAAGTCGCAAGCCACAATTCATGCGCATTCGCCGTGCTGTCAAGCGTGATACCAAGGCGGCTTGCTACATTCACCAAGCGTTGTGTTTCATCCGCTTCATCACCTGAAAGGGGCTTTTTGCTTTCTGTAACGGCCTTTTGCTGTGCTTCATCAATGGCTTTCAAAGCGTCTGCGTAATCCGTCCAAGGCTTTACATCGCTTTGTGTCAGAACCAATGCGGAATCTTTAATATCCGACATTGCTTCTGCCGCCCCTGAAGCGTCATTGGCATTCAGAATACCCGTAACGGAAGAACTAAGCCGTTCCCATAATCCCGCCTTGTCTGCCGAAAGCCCATTAGCGGAATTCTTGACATTTTTAACCCCGGTTGCGTTGCCTTTGTTGTCAGCCGCTTCTTTAGCCGCATCCCTGAAGGTTTCCCAATTCGAAACAACAGAAGGGTTAAGCCGTTCCGCTTCTTCTGCCGTGTTTCCAACGCTTGCTGAAGGGTCTATGCTTTCAATGTCTTTCAGAATACTAAGCAGAATTTGTGCGCTTGATTGGGTTTCCTCAATCTTTTTTATTTTGCTTTCTGTGTTCAGGTCAATTTCGGCAATATCATCAAGAACCGTTCTCTGTTCCTGTTCCGGGGTCAATGCCGCAAACAAATCATTAACAAACTGAGTTGCACCAGAAACAGCGGGAATCAGCACCGAACCAATATTGGCTTTCAGCGTTGCAATATTGGTTTCAAATGTTCTGGTTGAATTCGCAAGGCTGTCACTTGTCCGGGCAAAATCCCCCTGTGCGTCTGCCGTTGCGTACATCAAGTATTGATACCGCAACATGGTTTGCTCAGACTGTGACATTGCTTCAAAGGATTTTGTAATGCCTTGCGTCAGGGCGAACGCTTCGAGATTGGCAACGGACATATTAATGCCCAACTGCTTCAATGGTTCTGTTTCGCCGCTGATACCAGACCGGATTTTTTGAAACGCTGTGTCGAAGTCCAGATTATAAAAAGAAGCCATGTCTGCCGCAAGCCCCGCAAGGTCTGTTGACATGGAAACGATTTCCGGGCCAGCCATCCCGGCAGACTTCAGCATTGCGCCAATTGTGGAGGTGAATTTCTTTGCTTGAATCTCAGTCAGGCCGAATTGCGTTCCTGCGTTCTTTGCCCATGTTTCAATTTTGCTACTGTTTGCGCCGAATGTCACATCTACAACATTCTGCACTTCTTCAAGGTCAGACGCAAGCCCAACGGCTTCTTTCCCGAATTCAACAAGGGCTTTTGCGGCTTTCATCGCAAGGGCGGCAACGCTAATCTTCTTGAATACCCCCGCAATCTTGTCCCCGCTTTTGTCTATGTCCTTTCCCGCATCCCGGAATGCTTGTTCCGTGTCTCTGATAGCGTCATCAACGCCGGATGTATCAGCTTCAACCTTGTAAACGACCTTGCCGTCAAATTCACTCAATCCCGTTCACCCCATTTTGCCAATTCCCTTAGAGATTCCGCAACCCGTGAAACAGATTTCTTGTAACTGTCTTTCCGTTCATCCTCTGTCATTTCAAGCGCAACAGCCGCCTTTGCTTTCATTAAGCTTCTGCGTTCTTCACCGTTGTACTTAGTCGGTGCGGGAAGGGGCTTTGTGCGAATCTCCACAACCTCTGAATACCTTGAACCTTCTGGAAGACAAGCCAACAGCACCCGGAATTCAAACCAATGCAGTTTATCCCGGTATAGGTTGATCCCGTACGCTTGACGGAAAGCCCCCACAATCAAATCTGCATCTTGCGTCAATGACATATGCGGCTTTTCTTCAACATCCCGTTTTTTGGCGTTAAACAGCATCTGAAGCACCGCTTGCAATAACTCATCCTGAACCCTTACGGAATGCGGAACACGCCTTAGAACGCATTTTAAAGCCAAATACAGGCGTGATTCTGCAAGAAGACTTTTGTCTGTCATGACATCCATCATGTTCAGCACATTCCGAAAGTCCAAATCAAGCTTGTATTTCCTGCCTTTTACCGTGATACTATCGGGCAGACGGTCTTGAAGCTTCATTTTCTTCTGGTTTGCACAGCCTTAATCAGCTTGTGCAATCTTTCGGAATAATACTTTGTACAGACATTGATAACGGCGAAATGATCCCCTTTATAAAAGTCAAGCAGTCTTTGCGCCTGTTCCTGTCCAAAGATTGTTCCCGCCATCATAAGGGCGCAAGCTTTCCACTCTTCATCCGGGGTTTCCCTGTTCATTGTCTGAACCCGCCTGTGAACATCTGCAAGCCCCTGAACCATCTTTGCGGGGGATTCATCCACAGACAAATTCAGCGTCTGTTCACCCCGTACAACCTCAATATCATCATAGACATTCCCAAGGCTGATTCTGTACGGTTTCCGTTTGAACATTTCCCTAACCTCCAATCAGGAAAGCGGGGAAGGGTTTTCAAGCCCTTCCCCTTTCGGAAATCACGGTGTGTTCTGCGTCACAACGGGAAGACCGTTCACCCGGATAGAACAGCTAAACGGTTCGTTATCCGTGGTGTTGCCGCCGAAATCAACAATATCCGTGATAGTGCAAGACGCAATAATGGTTTCGGTGGGCGTAACCACCTTGAAAGAACTCTTGCGGTCATCACCAAGGGCATATTTCAGCCCCGCAATGTAATCCTGTGCGGCATCGCCGTGAATGCGCCGCCCGGAAACATCATACTGTGGCGCGATCCCGGTCACCTCATTATCAGCACCGCCATTGCCGCAAAGGAAGAAATACTGCTGACTCTGTTCATTCACAGACGGGGTAACAGATTCGATGCCCTGACAAAGCGGGGCATAAGTCCACGTTCCTTCAGTAGAACCCGAACCGGGGGTATACGAAACACCGATGAAAAACGATTCCTGCCATACGGGCTGAAGTTCAACCGCCATTGTTTTTATTCCCCTTTCCAAAAGAATCTGATTTGAAGTTGAGAAGCCATAAGCCACTCATTGTTCTGTTCCCGCCCGATTATGGCAGGAATTGTGCTGTTCAGAATATCCGTAATTTGCCATGATTCCCCTTGCGGATATTCTGTTGCCATTGTCAGCGCACTATGAATCTTGTTCATTGCATCCGAAAGCGTTTTCATGTTGTGGTGCTTGCCGTTGATGACAAGCCCCAGAGAACACGCCCGTTTCTTGTCCATGAACACAGATTCATTCATTCCCGGCGCAATTTCGCAAGTCAATCCAACCCCTGTTGGAAGTGCGCCCCTTGTCACTCTTGCAAAGGGCTGTGTTGCGTTCATAAGCGCAATCACGGCTTCAATCATTTCGTTTATTGCGCTCATTTTGCACCTCCAAACAGTTTCTGTGCAAGCAATTCCCAATCCCCTTTAAAGGTTTCTTTGGCTTTCTCGCACCACTTCCAACTTGCGTTCGGGTTCACATCCGGGAAAGCGGTCGGGATTTCCCAATACTGCCGCCGTGCGTAAGGTGTGCGCCAAATCAACACACCTTCGTTCAATCTGCTGTTTGCCATGGATGAAGCCATTAGCATTGATGTATCAACCTTGACAAAATAGTTGCAGTCTTGCAGAATCTGTGAAGACAGCGGCAGAAGGGTTTTCTTCCACTTGTTTGCAATCTTTGCCTTGATCCCTGCCACGTTGCTTGTTACTCTGACTGACATTAAGACAACCCCACTTCCCAATGATGCAAGCTGTCTGTGTCATCCATCAATTCGTCAACGTATCGCACAGTATATTCCCGGCCTTTGCAGACAATCCGCATATCCCCGCCCTTGTTGTGGGCTGATTCCAGAAGCCCCGCCCAATCAATGACAGGCGTTGACAGTTTCCTGTCTACAAACAAAATGGATGTTAGCTGTAAATCCGTGTTATCTTTGCTCTTGATGATTGCTTTGGTTGGTTGCAGATGAACCTTGTTGACGGTGTATGAATCATATGTTTGATTCTGATACAAGTCAACGCCGGAACACACTTTCACGGTTACGACAGAACGCAGAATCCTGCCCGGAATCGGCCTAAGCATTAGCCCCACCACCCTTGCGGCATATCTGGTGCTGTGGAAACTTGCGGGGCAAGCAATCCGGTCTGTTCCAGATACATCATAGCAAGCGGGGAAACGCTGTTAAACGCTTTCCCCGCCGCCTTTTCGGATGAACTGCCGCTAATGCTGACTTTACCAACCGTGAAACCACCAGAAGCACCGCCAATAAGCGAATCAAGGCCGTTCAAAGCAAAGAAGTCAATCTGTGCGCAAATGGCTTTCTTGACAAGCGTCTGCGTGGATTCAGGGAAAGCGGCAATTGTGGTTTCCGTTACGCTGTACCGGGTCATGGACGCAACCACATCTTCTGCCCGTGCTTCAAGCTGTGCAAAGTCACATTCTGTAGCAGTATTGCCACAATACGCCGTTGTGTAATAGAGAAAATCCACAATTGCCATTCCCTGTCACCTCTTAGGATTTCACAACAAGGGTAGTGTTGCCACCCGCAACAACAAAGCCCGTCTGCTTGTTCACCTGAGCAATAGTGATGTATTTGCCCGCCGTCTGAGAAGCAAGGGTAATCGGGTTGGAAGTCATCTCCACCCAAGTCTTAGCGGCAGGGGGAACAGCACCATAAGTCAGGCTGACAGCCGCACTCTCACCCGTGCAATACACAAGCTTCAGACCTTCCTGATTCGTGCCATCGCTCCAAATGCCCTTACCAGTAACGGAAATGACAGAATCACCGTTGTTCACAGTACCCGCAACGGAAGTCACAGTCAGGCTACCAAGGGAAGGGGCAGAACCAAGGTGAGCATAAACACCCGCCTGACGCTGATTCAGGATGAAAGCACCGTAATAATACCGCTCATAGTACAAATACTTCCCCTTACTCTGAGCAGTCGGGGCAGACATCATAGCAGTTTCGTACTTGATGGGCGCGGCAACCGCCATCGGGTCAACAAGCAGGAAATTAATCTGCTGTGCGTTCACAAGGTCAATTTCCCAACCCGTGGTAAAGGTGTAAGCGGTCTTCATCATGTCGGCAGGAACTTCCACAACCCGCACACCGTCAAGCTTGGCAACATTGCGGTCAACATTCTGAATGCCGTTGGTAACCTCAATGAAGCGGGTCATGCCCGTTGCCTGTTTCAGCAGTTTATACGTTCCGGGGGTCATGTAAGCAACCACCCGATCCCGGTTAACCCGCTGATTCGTCATGTACTCAATGCCCTTGTCCCATTCGCCAAGAATAGAAGAAGCATCAAGGCTGACAGTAGAAGTGCCGCCAAAAGAACCAGCAAAACCAGCAAGCTTAGACGCAAGGAAAGCGTCCATTTCGGGGATTTTCTGGAACTCATTGAACGTGCGGGTGACATTGGCGATAGTCGCAACATCACCAGTTTCAGAAATGTCCATCGGGTCAATCAGGGTATCCCATTCCCGATCCATCTGAAGTTCAACAGCCTGAAGTTCGTTGTTCCAATTCCTGTTGAAAGTCCCGGTGATCTGGTCACGATTCACAGCCCGCGCACCGCTGACAGACAGGGAAGGGATATACATCACCTTTCCAATGCCGGGACGGTACAGGGTGGAATTGCTACCCGCCCAAATGTCAGCAAAATAGCTGAGATAGGGGTACGCATTCGCAAGTGCCTTGCTGTATTCAGCGGCATAGTTGACATCGGTCTGAACAAAACCCATTTAGTTATTCTCCTTTCTTTTCGGGGACAAATCCCCATGCGTTCGAGAAAGCCGCCACAGCACCAGTTTCACCCTTGGGCATACTGCCTTGAAGCTGTGCGCCGAACTGCGGTTTCTTGGGTTCTTCCTGCGGAACAAAGTATTCATCGAACTTTTCCCGGATTCCAGAAAGCTGTTCTGCAACGGGCTTTGCCTTGTCCCCCCGGTCAAGCATTCCGAAAACTTGTTCCCGGAATTTCGGCTTTACCCCGGCGAAATCTTCACCGCCGATTGCCCGCAACATATCCCGTTCCCTTGCAAGCGCAAGATATTGTTCTGTTGTGGTAGGGTCTACCGGGTCAGGCTTGGGAACAGCCGCAACAGCGGCTTCAATCTGCGCCTGAACATCGCTTTTCGGGACATACCCCGCCAAGGTTTCGTTCAGGGTCTGGTTTCTTGCCGCCATGATTGCGTCAATCTGGTCTTCCGGGACACCGTGTTCAAGCAGGAACTTCCTTGTGAATTCTGCCATTGTTTAACGCCCTCCAATTTTACGGCATTAGGCGAAATGCCGAATCTGCGTGTTTAACGCCCCGCCGGGCGAATTTTGTATGAAAAAACCGCATTGTGTGCGGTTCAATCATTTGGTTTTTCGGGTTGTGCGCTTTACAGGCATTTTCCGGGCTTCTGTGGGCTTTTCTGCCGCCGTGGTGTTATTGTCCACATCAAGCGTTTCAGGGGCTTTAACGGGCAATTCTGCCCCGCAATCAATGCAGTACAGCCGACAGTTTACGCTTTTGATTCTGGTGTGTGTGCAATTCGGCATCTTCTGAACCTCCGTTCTTTTCGATTTCTTCAGCAATTTTCAGCAGTTCGCCCAACGGGTCAAAGATAATGATTTCGTCTTCGTTCATTTGCGCACCATCCCTTCAAACACAGAACGAATAACGGGGTCTATCCTGTCACCCTCTCCGAACCACCATGCCGTGAAGCTTTCCGCAATGTATTCATGGTTATCTGCAATAGCGTAACCAGAAATACCACCGCCGTACTTGTGGCGGCTGTCTGCAAGCAAGTCGCTGAAACCAAAGCTTTCGCCGCCGAACGCTTCAACCAAAGCCCTGTGAAACATTCTATCGTCAAGCATATGACCGCATTCGTGAACAAATGTTCCTTCCACAAAATCATAGCTTTGGCTTACACATTGCCGTCTTGTTGTCAGAAGGGCTTGCAGATATTCCCGCTTTCTTCCCGTTGCTGTTGCAAGCAATCTTTCCCCGCCGTCAAGAACAGTTTGTGTCAGGCTGTCAATCTCTGCTTTGTGTGCGGCAAACACGGCAGGATTCTTGTAATATGTCGGATTAATGAACAAGTCACCCATGCCCCATCTATACGCCGCTTCAGATGTGCTGTTCCTGAACATTGTTGTTCTCATGTTCATTTTCTGGATAGACGCAAGCGGCCTGACATCATATGTTGCATTGATATCTGCAAGAACCCTGTTGCAAGTGTTTGCATAATCAAGCCCAATCCCGCTATACGACACAGAACCAGCAAACTTTCTTGCTTGTTCTTCTGCCTCTTGTATTGTGCTTGCGGGTGTCCAATCACCACGTTTGCGGAATGTGACTTGTGGTTCTTCTGCTTGCGGTATTTCAGGCGTTTCAATGGGAATGCTTGCGGATTGCAGAACAGGATTTTGCACAACTTGTGCTGTCGGTGGAATCGGCTGTGCTTGCTGTCTGTAGAATTCCCGCATCTGGTTTCGTACATCGTTCGGCATATCCCCAACAGTATAACTGCCCTTGTCAGGGAATCTTGCGTTGATGGGTGTTCCCTCTCTTGCGCTTCTGCGATTGCGCCCGGTCTTTTCACAGAAGTCATCAAGCTTGCCCCTTGCGGCATCAACCTTTGCTTTCTTTTCCCTGATTACTTCATCCGGCGCACCCCTTGCCTTTTCAACGGATAAATCCCGTTTCGCTGTTCTCAGTTCACGTTCAAGCCGCCGTTGTTCCTGTGATTCCTGATATGTCCTTTCGTTCTGTTCATGGTCTTGCGGTTCTCCCCGTACCATTGACAGTCCCGGAAAGAAAGGGTAGGGGTAATGCCCACAGTTGATCCCGAAAAGCCCTGCTGGTTCTCCATAACTGGTTTCTGACTGTGCGTAAACATGAATCGTGTTGCCGTGAAGGTCTGTGACATCACGCACAGAATCTGTTCTTGATATCACCTTGCCTTGCCACGGGTAACACAGCGGCCTTGCGCCATCATGCGTTGAAACAGAATACATATCATTTCCATATGCTTCATTCTGTTCAAATACGGTTGCCCTTGCCGTGTTGCTGACTGTCGTTCGGATATCCATTGCAACATATGCTTCAGGTGTCCAATGCCGCCCCGCATGATCTACAAAACCCGTCAGCCCCTGTTGTGCCATTGCGGCAACAGCCTGATTCATTGCCCGGTTCCATGTTTCAGCCCCTACAATCACTTCACCAGCCGCAACATTGATTGAACCTTGCGCCGCATTGACCCGTTGCACAATGTCTGCAACTGTGTTCTGGTAAGCGTGTTGTGTACTCTCAAGCATCACGGTATTAACCAGATTCAGTTTATCCGCGCTTTGCTTGTAATACATTTGGAAAGCTTGTGTCGTTGAAGGGTCAAGCACAGGCGGGGCAACCCGTCCAAATAACCCCTGTTCAGCCGCTTTCCGCATTGGCGGGTCAATGTCCATGATGACATCCCGAATGGATGACATTAGCATTCCCCGCAAGGCTTCATCTTCACCATGTAAAGACTGTTCAATGATTCTCAGGGAATCCCGGTTGACTTGCCCCATATTGGCAAGCATTTGAACCATGTATTGATATGTTCCCTTTGGTTCTTGCCCTTCATGAATGTATGGGAAGTAATGCGCAATGTTCACCAGAAGCCGATCAACGCAAGCCCCGTAAACCTCTGCCATTCTCCATGACATATCATCAAACATTTTCGGGTTAAACATCTGTCATCACTCAGCCGTTCCGAATATCGCAAGCGCATCAACGTTTCCGGGCTGTTCCGCTTTGATCCTCTGAAGTTCAGCTTCTGCCTGTTCCGTTGTCAGCCCCTGACCGTATTTCGGGTCAGTCAAGAACGTAAACTTACTCAGAAGCCCCGCACCCACAAGCATAACGCCCTCATTAATATTCGTTTGCCTGTCCTGCGTCACACCGTCATCATAAACAACATTGATGTGATACCCGTTCCGGGCAAGGTTGGCAACCTTCTGCCCCTCCCATTCCATGTCATACAGGATTGCAACATCAATAATGTTTCGAACCAGATGTTCAACGGCGGGTCTTAGCTGATTCTGTACGGTCTTGATTGTCTTGTAAGTCTTTGAATTTTCGCTGACAACCTCTGTTGCCGTTTTTATGCCGCCCTTGCTGTCAAAGCTGAATGTGTTAGAGGAAAAGCCCAACTGTAAGCACAGAACATTCAGGAAAGCATTGATTGCGGCAACGTGTTCTTCAACCCTTAGTTCAACGGAATTATCCGTGATTTTCAGGTCTTCCGGGTCATCGCTTGCAAGTGCTTCATAGGTTTCATCGCCGGGGTCAAAGTACCGCCGCACTTGCTGTGTTGCGGGGTCAATCACCGTCCGCACAGCCCTTGCCGGAACAATGATCCGCTTTTTCCCAAGCCTGAATTCACGCACAAACGAATCAAAGCAAATGTCCAGACTGTGAAGCGTTTCAAGGGCGTTCCCGTAAATGCTCATCCCCAACGGGCTGTTGTCATCAAGATTGTTTGCAATGGGTGTGCGCCAATAAGTGAACAGGGATTCGCCCACAGGAACAACCGTTTCTTCTGACAATTGCGGGTATACTTCAGCAAGCGGAACACGAATTCCCAATATATCCTGACTGTCAGAAGCCGCGCCCTTCTGCATCTCAGAACGGTACAGTTCATTCTTTACTGTGTATGTCATCCCGTCCCAAGTATGCCATTCAAGCCGGGTATAATACCAACCGCCTTTTGCAATCCGGCTGATAAAAACACATTCTTTGACTTGTGCGTTGTCCCATGAAACCGGGACAAATTGATCTGCCATTGCGTAACCAATGGAAATCTTGTCTGTTCCGGGGATTTCGTTTCCCTCTGAATCTCTAAGAATGTCATGCCACACCTTCAAGGCAGAACCGCCCAAGGCTAAACCCTGTTCAATGCTTTCCTGCATCTTTTCCCGGAATGCGTTGCAGTCAAGAACATGATTCACAAAGGCGTTCAGCGGGTCAGGGTCTTCACCCTGTCTGCCGTCCATGCTGACATTGATTGTGCATTCTTCACCCCACACAAGCCCCGCCAATTCAGCACACACAGCCTTTGGAACGTTCATTCGGTAAACTTCCCTTGTGGCGTTTGCGCTTCTGATTGTGGGGGCGGGGATGATATGCCATGCCCGATAAAAGCCCTTGTAAAGTGCTTTCCAGATGTAAATGCCGAAGTTATAAAATTCTTGATAAGACGGGACATTGCCCAATTCAAAGACCGTTTTATATGATCTTGCAAAGCCCGTTGCAGAAGCTGTTCTTTCCATTAAGCCCCGCCACCCTTTTTTCAGTCTGTCAACCCATCCCATGTTCAACGCCCCCAAGATTCGATTAAATAGGGGATTTCACGCTCAAACGCATATTCCATTGCGTCTAAGCTGTCAATATTTGTTGTGCCGTCATCCAACCTGACATCTTGCGTTATGTGCTTGTTATCCCAAACAGCCGTCAGAAGTGCGTCTATTGTGGCTTTGCAAGTTTGGGCAATCCTGAACCTTCCCGCCCCCATCAACAAGCACATAGCCCGTATTCTGTCGTTTATAGGCCGCTTCTGTGCATTCCCGATGTTCACACCCAATCCAGAACGCACAGCCGCAACCCGTAATCCGTTAATCAGCGTCTGTTCTGCCGAATCGCACCAAACATCTGTGATAACCCAACGCATCCGGCAACGCTTCACGAAATCCACAAAGTCTTGTTCAAGCTTTGCGGGGTTCAACGCTTGCTGTTCCCTGTACTCATCAAGAACAACAAGACTGCCGTCTGTGGCGAATCCCATACAACAAAAGGCGTGGGCAGATGTTCCCCCGCCAAAGTCAACACCAATCACGGCATTTCGGATTGCTACCCCGTCCGGCAGACTGTCAGCAATAAAGCGTTCTGGTGTGTCTGCGAACTGCTGATAGATAAGCCCTTCTGCTACTGCCCTTTCGCCCAGAATGTCCCGCCTGTACCATACTGTGTGCGGGTCATATCGGCTTTCGATTTCCTGTATTCTTTCAGCCGTGATTGTGGCGTTGTCATGAATCGTGAAGTGTTGGTATTGATAGCCGCCGGAAAGCCCCTGTTCCCTGAACTTGTCTATGTAATCCGTATAGATTTGGCTTTTCGGGTTACAGGGGTTTAAATCCCACAGGGTGAAGGGTCTTTGCGCCGCAATCTGTCTGCCTTGCGCAACCTTTACAAAGCTGATTCGGCTGTCTGGTGAATCAAAGTGTTCATTGATTTCTGTTGCAATCCACAAGCCGTAACTGTTGCCCAGTATCCGCTTGTAACTGTCTGACCGGGAACCGCCAACAAAGATTACAATCTTTTCCCCTGTACGGGTCTGGACAAACAAAGCGTCATTGTCTCTGTACTTGCCCCATCTGCAACGCCCCCGGAACAAGTTTTCGAGTCCGAAACCGTTACACACCCCAATGTTCAGCTTTGCATTGCCAACAGTCGAACCAGAAGCCAAATGGTATTTGTCAGGGGTTTCTTCCAGATAAGCCGCCGCAATAATGCAATGATCAATGGTTTTCCCTGACCTGATTGCACCTTCTGCAACGCACATTCGATTGTGAAGCGCATTCTTTATGTAAGCCTTGTGTTTCTCAGAGAATGCACCCCAAGGGATTGTTGCCGTTCTACTCATTTTAGCAGTTCCACAAGCGGGGAAAGGTCTTCAACATCCACAGAGACTTCCTGCTGTACCCGATCCCGCCACTTGTCAGGCCGTCTGTTCTTCAACCAGAAGCAGATTGCGCCGACATCCGGGGGAACGTGCTTTGCAACCTTGCGAATGTGCTTGCGCTTCTTCCCGCCATCTGTGTCTTCGACCTCTGTTATGGTTTCCTCATAGTCATAACCCAACGCCCGTTTCAGAAGTGCGTTTTCAACCTCTATATCAACAGGCTGTCTGCCCTTTTTAAGGTTCTCAACAATCACAGGAAACTTTGCAAGCCATGTATAGAATGACTGTGAAGAAACGCCGATATTATGCGCTATCTGTTCATTTGTCAGCCCATGCCTTGCCCACCCGTAAATCTGCAAAAGCCCGTCAGGAGTCAACCACTCTTCATAAACACCTTTGCGCCCAATGATTATCACCCTCTTTGCAACATCTTCTGTAGCCTGTGAATGTGTCTTATCAGGTCTTTCTTGTGGATTGTTCCGGCTGTCTTCAATTCCTCTTGCGCCCGTCTGATACGGATTCGGATTTCGTTTTTATCCATTCAACAGAACAGCCTTCTTTCCCGTCAGGTCTTCCCAACGCTGAATGATGACATCAACATATTTCGGTTCAAGCTCCATGATGAAGCATTTGCGCCCCAACTGTTCACAGGCAATCAGGGTTGTTCCAGAACCCCCGAAAGGTTCAATAACGCTGTCCCCTTCATCCGACATTGCTTTAATGTATTCGGCGGGAAGTCCAACAGGGAATGAAGCGGGGTGAAGTGACTGCAAATCCCTTTGCTTGACTGGTGTTAGCTGTAACACGCTTTCCATCTGCTTAAAGGGTTTTGACATATCGCCCTTTGTTGTTAGCTTTAATTCGCCCGTCTTCTGTCTATTGCTGTGAATGACTTTCCCGTGAACAATTGACCCTTCCTTTTTCTTGACGGTTGTGTTGATCTCGTAGAATTCCGTTCCAAACACAAACACCCATTCATGCCGCAATGGGAAGAAAGCAGACTGGTTACCAATGCTTCCCGCTTCCCCTTTATCCCAAACATTCCATGCAAGCATCTTATAGCCGCTGTTCCGGGCTGTCTTGATGTAATCATCCCAATACTCAACAATATCATGGTTTCTGCGTTGAATACCAAGGTTGACACATTGGTAATCTGTGTAGGGTCTGTAAGCGGAAATGAACCGCACCAGATTATCAACAGACAAATCTTTCCCGCCCTCATATTCCCGCATATCAGAATATGGGGGAGAAGTGAACAGCATTCTTGCCTTGTGTCCATCCATCAAGCGGGCAATGTCTGCTTCATCTGTGCTGTCACCACACAACAGCCGATGTTCTCCAAGCTGATACAAGTCACCCCGTTTTGCTTTGGGTTCTTCCGGCGGTTCTGGTGCTTCATCCTCTGTGACTGTCTGAACATCCATATTGGCAGACGGCATTTCGTCAAGCTTGAATTCCAAATCCGAAACATCAACGCCCATGATTTCAAGAGCGGCAATTTCTTCTTCAAGCTTTTCAAAATCCCAACTTGACAGTTCAGCAGAACGATTGTGCCGGATTGCGTATTCTTTCCGCTGTTCATCTGTCATGTCATCCAGACGGATACATGGAACTTTATCAAGCCCCATTTCGATTGCCGCAATCTGTCTGCCATGCCCTTCAACAATCAGGTTATTCTTGCCCCAAATGCCTATAGGGTCTCTGAATCCAACACGTTCAATGCTTCTCTTGATTCCGTCAATGTCTGTCGGATTGTGCCGTCTGGTGTTGTTTTCATACGGTGTCAATTCGTGGGGGTCAAGATAAATGATTTCAAGCAAATATGCACACCTCCAATGCATATCACCACCCGTCCCCGCCAACGGGAGGTATAACCCGTGCGTCCTACTTATAATCGCCGCACTCTACCTGATTTCCCCGTGAATACACAAAAGACCGGGGGAAGGAAGGTTTAAGCCCCGGCCTTTTGTGCCGCGAAAGAGAAAGTGATCTGCCGTGTCCATCTTGGGACAATAGGATTATACCACACTTTAACTGAACTCAGCGTTCCAAATTCAGAACCACAGCTTGTCAAGTGTCAGGAAGAACACCCGTCTTGCGTCAAAGAACGCCTTTCTGTGTGATGTTGGGAGAATTTCCGGGTAATCATCCCGGATTGCTTCATAGCCTTTCCCGTTGCAAATGCTCAGAATCAGGGCTTTATACCATGCGCCGTTGTCTGGTGCATTTGCGCACTTGTCCACAAGGTCGATCTTCATCAACAGCCGTTCCCGCCGTTCTACTGCCCGTTCTGTGGGGTCTGACACATCCGTTCCATGTGGCATTCCGTCAAGCTTAGGGGAAGATAAGTCTGTTGTTTCCGCAAGTTCTACTTTCCATTTCGGGTATTGCTTGCAGAATCCCGAAAGTTCCCTGTACCGTTCTTTGTCAATTGTCCACCTTGCAGATTTGGCATAGTTTCGCATTTCTCCACCTCTGTATATATGTGACAGTCCGGGCAAAGATACACAAGCATTACATTTTCCCGTTCATAAATGCAAGTACGCCGCAAGTCAGCACAGAATCTGCCGCACAGATAGCACCGATCCCCGTTATATGTCGTTTTCATCCCTGTTCACGCTTCTTTCCTCTGTGAATCCTTCAGGGTAACGGGCTTTCAGCTTTTCAACGTTCACGGTTGCGACATATTCAAGCGGAATGTCATTCGCTGTGCAAATTTCAGCAATCATCCACAGGCAGTCCCCCAATTCTTTCACAAGGTGTTCTTCTGTGATTGGGTGTCCCTGATAGAACTTTTGGTAAAGTGAAGCCACTTCCCCGGCTTCAGCACACAAGCCATATACCCCGTGTTCCTCTTGTTGCGCCCTTGCAAGGTCTTTCCTGATTGTGCGGCTTGCAAGCCGCTGATATTCATTCATCTTCATCTGCTTTATCCTCAAACACCTTGTAGAAAGAAACATTATCCCAATTCACCACAATCTGCGTTCCGTTTCCTTCATACGGGGCTGTCAGGGCGGGAAGAATCGCCTTTGTGGCAATCTGAACCCGGTCAGGCGTGGTAATCAACTTGTGGTCATTGCTGAAGTAGAAAACGATTTTCTTAGCCATTACGCATTCCCCTTTCTAAGCGTATACCGTGCATATCTGGTTGTCTGTCCCATTTTGTTCACGCCTGTTTCAAGCGTGGTGTCTATGCCGAATCCCCTTGACCTTAGTTCGCAGATTCTTGCCCCAAGACGGAAACACCCGAATTGGTTTAATGCGTCCTGCGGGGTAATACTGCCGTGCTTCTTCAGGTAATCCAGAATCAACAGTTCCTGTGATACCATTGTTACGCCCCTTTCATTCCATCATGTCGAATACAGCAAGCAGAACCATTCCTGCAATGTAAGTCCCTAATGCGATGTACAGCAACACAGGGTCAGGCATCCCAATTACACATCCTTCCACAGTACGGGCAAGCCACCCAATCATTAATCACAGGCATTCTGCATTCCCCGCATACATAGTATTGGTTTCCTGTGTCAATCGGCTTGATTGCCATCAACAGTCCGGCGGCATCCCGGTCTACTGCAAACGGGCGTTTATCGCATTCTCCATCGTATGGGCAACCGTTGCAGTTGTCTTCTTCACAGCGTTTCATGGCTTCTATTATCCGTTCCCGCTTTGTCATTCTTTCCCACCTCCACACCAGCAGAACCAATTACCGCTGTTTCTATTCCGCAATCAGGGCAACAGTACACCCACCCGCCGCCGTTCAACGGAATAATCTGGAACGCTTTATGATGAACCATGCACCAATCATATGGGTTTTCCATGTCAGGCATCCCCGCTCACCTCCTCAGGCCATTCTTTTCTCCGTTCTGTCTCGCTCAGAAGCATTTCCCGCCCGCAGTTCGGGCAGTATAGGTATGTCCTTTGCCCAACCACGCCGTTACACCCGGAACAGCGGAAGTGGTGCGGTCTGTCCCATATCCATTGTGCGGTCTGACCGTTCAGCAAGGCAATAGCTTGCCACAGCACAATGGTACAGCCCAGACAGTTGAAATCCTCGTCATACGGGCAGTCATCGCAGACATGAACGCCACCTTCCATCTTCCTGATAACGCACTCTAAGCCCTGAAGAACCATCTTTCTGTCAGGCATCCCACATAACCTCCCTCTGTGCTTCTGTCGGTTCTCTTGTCCAGACTTGCCATTCCCCGCCGTAATCCCGCTTGTCAAACCTGATAACATCCCCATCAAAGCGGAAAACGTACTGTCCTTTGTTGTCAATGCAGATGAAGAACGCCCAACATTGCAGTTCTTCATCACGGGTTTCAAACCAGACGGGATTGTGAAGCGTTCCCCGGATTTCCTTTTCCTGAAGCTGTCGGGGGGTCAGGTAAGCAATCACATCCTTTGCGGCATCCCGAATGCGTACCATGTGTTCACGGGTCAGGAATTCAGCCCCATTGTCACAGGCAAAATCTGCCCATGTGTGAACGATCTGCATTGCGGCTTTTAGCTTTTTTTCTTTATCCATTGTGTTTCATTCCTTTCTTCACCCCGGATTGCTAATCACAGTTAGGCATTAATCCGGGCAACGCTGACTTCTCTTGTTGTGTTTGGCTATTCTCTAAGCCACCAATCCATTACTTCTTCCGCTGTTTTCCATTCGCAAGGCAAGCCGTCTTCAAGCCGCATCTGTATCATTTTTTCAAATGCTCTCAGGTACATTTGACGATATTTAGGCCATCGTTCAAATTCTTGCCTTGCTCTTGTAGACATTGGGCATCCGATACAGCCAATTCTTGTGTATCCTTCATCGTATAGGCGGCAATGCGGTATCCCGTTACTGTTCAGAAATTCCCATACATCTTCATCTTCCCAATCAATGATGGGATTTAGCAAAGTTTTGCTTGTTCTGTAGCAGAATTCCACGGTTCGCCTTGCTTCATCGTTATCTGTGTTCAGCACCACCCCCCCCCGATTTGTTTGTATAAAATTTGACACGTTTTCCTCTATGATTCCTTTTATTTTCTTTGTTGGTTTCGTGAATGTGATAGTTCCCTGATTCATCTTTCGCCCTGCACTTTCAGCCCACCTAACACCAGTAACAGTTATTCGCCCTTGTCCTGAAGATTCTTTAAGCTTTTCACAGCAGTATCTAACAATTCTTGTGGGCGGCATTCGTTTCTTTGGTATCAGATTCCACATTGTTACTGGTGTACCGTCTGCATAATGGCTTCTTTCAAATCTGACATCCGGGTAATTGTCTTTTATAAATTGCACAAGTTCCGGCGGGTCAACGGTTGTCAATGAATAATGCGCATCAAACTTCACCCCGGCAAGAATACACAAATGGTAAACCGCTTGACTATCTTTGCCGCCTGAAAACGCCACATAATACCCTTCTGGCGGTTCAAACGCTTTCAGCCGCCTAATTGCCATTTCAACCTTGTCTTGAATTTTCCCGTCACAGGCAATTTGCAACTGTCCAATCATTCGGACACCGCCTTTCTTGCGCTCCAAACCCCGCCCCGTTCTTGCTTCATGTCATACAGCACAACTGCCGCTTCAGCTTCTGACAGTCTCATTGCTTCAGCCTGATTTGCTGTCACAACCGTCTTTCCGTCTTTCCCGTACTCTTTGAACCATACGGGGGTTCTATCCACCCTGACAATCACATATTCAATCATCCGCAAACCTCCAACCGCACATCTTGCAGAAGTTACTTCTTTTCGCCGTCCGATCTTCAAACCCGCAATGACTGCAAACCCATGTCGGATATTGGATGGGGGAATCTTTGTGAATCTGCGAAAATCCCTTTTCCCGCTTTGCTGTCAATTCCGGCGCATCTTCAATCTTGTCTGCAAGGCCGTCCAGAACCGCCGCAAATTCGTGTTGTTTCTGCTGTTCCATTTCAACGGCTTTCATTCGGATTAGGGAAAGAATCCGGCCTTTGTTGTCCATCTTCACACCTCCAGAACGTGATCAAACCCGATTTCAATATCTGCAAACTTGCACTTGTCAGAACCCCTTGCAACCGTCACAGCGTGGGGCAAGCAACCTTCCATAGCCGCCCGGATTTCGCACCTCCTGCCCTCCACTTCTGACTTATCGCACATCATGCAACGGTCTTCCATTACGGTATTCAGAACATCGTCAAGGGCTTGCGCCGGGACATAAACGTAATTCGGGTTGGGCTGTTGCTGTCCGGGTGCTTCACACCTGACATAGAACCGGGTCATTGATAGGTTCTTCATGACTTGCGCAACCTTGTTGTCCGGTACAGTCCGCATGATCTGCCGGAACAGGGTTTCAGACAGTTCCACAAGCTGTTTCAGTTCCTCAGAGCATCCCGCCTGTTCTGCCCGTTTTTCAAGGGCTTGCGCCGCAAGCTTCATTTCAACGCCGAATGCAAACAGCATCTGCAAGTGTCGGTATTGTCTGCCACTCAACGGGGTTCGTTCATAGCCACCTTCTGTGATTCCCAATTCATCATGAACAACAAACTTCATTCGCCAAACCTCCGCAACACAAGTTCATAGCCCAACCCTTCCGCAACGTGCATAACAGACAGGATTGAAGAACCGCCATTCCCGTACACCACCCGGCGAAATGTCTTTTCACGGATTCCCGCCTGTGGAAGGTCTTTTATCTTGATCTTCTTTTCCGTTCGTGCGTTCGCCAACTGATACTGAATGCGCCTGTATTTCTGTTCAATTGTCATGTTCTTTTCGTTCCTTTCGCTTCATTGCGTCAGAAATGCGTCTAAATTGCGTTCTAAGGTGTCTTGCGTGGCACAGTAGACTATTTATTCATCTGACAACGGGAACGCCTTAGAACGCATTTTCATGGCATTTCTGTGATTGTGATTTCAACACGGGGGTTTTCAGGGTCATACAGCACCCGGCTACCGTCAAGGCTAACCACGATTTCATGGTTATCATCTGCGATAACATCCCCGGCTTTTAGAATGTCCAATGTCGCTTGCTGAAGGTTAATCAGGTCAAGTTTCTTTCGCCGGGTCTGCATGAAGTACACACAGCACACATTGATGGGCTTGTTGATGGTTTCCCGCTTGCCGTAAATGTACCGCAACTGTTCAAGGCAATTCCCTTCATAGGCTTTGAATGCTCTTGACGGAATCGGAATCTTGCGCCCGTTCACAGTAATCAGCCGGGAAGAATTTTTCTTTGTGATCGGCTGACCGTACAAGATTAGTTTCACGCTGTCCCTTCTTTCTGCATTGCTTTCCAACGTTCCATCATCCAATCCGGCATTGGTTCAGGGCTTTCAACGCTGTAATCGCGTTGTTCATACTGCTGTGCAATCACGGTTTTCTTCTGTGGTGGTATTTTGTCAAACTGGTTTGCTTGCCATGTCCGCAAGGCGGCTTTCCAGTCCTTCATGGGATTGCGCCCAACCCGCCATCCGTTACTTTCGTAATAGTCCACGAACTTCTGAGCATCAACCGTATAGCCCTTTTCCCGGATGTAAGCTTCAACCTCTGCAACAGTCGGTGCTACAAAGCGTTTTACTTTTCTTTGCTCTGTTTCTTTTGTATCTGTATCAGATACAGATACAGATACAGATACAGGCTTTGCTTCTGATTGCGGGTTGCTTTCAGCCTGCTTGACTTCTGCTTGACTTCTGCTTGAAGCCTGCTTCAATTCCTGCGTCCGTCTGCCGCCTTGCCGCCCCGCTGTTGCTTTGCGCTCATATGCTTCAATCTGCCTGTCTGCTTTGTCTTTCAGGGCAAACCAGACAAACCGGGCTGTGTCATCTTCTGCAAAGGCTGGTTCTTCACCAGTCATGGCATACCGTGCCATGTAGCCAATCAGGCGGCATTGGGTATCTGTGTCATACGCGCCGCACACATCGAACGCGCTTGTGAATACCATGAACCCATCCATGTTCACCACCTCAGAACGGCAAGTCTTGTGTTTCTACTTGCTGAAACTCATCTGCTTTCGGTTCTTCCTGCTTGCGCTTGTCAGAAAGGAATTCACAAGTATTGACTGTGATAGTCTGGTTGCATTTCGCTTTCCCGTCCTGCCCGACATAGGCATATGCACCCGGCTTGCCATCAACAAGCACCCGTTCGCCCTTGTGAAGATGGGTGACAATCACGTTTGCAAGCGTTTCCCATGCCGTACAGCGATAGAATACCGTTGTCTTCCTTTCCCCGAATCCATCATCAACCGCCACCGTGAATTCGCACAGTTCTTTGTTGCCATTCACCGTCTTCTTCTCAGGGTCTGCCGTAAGCCGCCCGGTAACAAGAATCTTGTTCACTTTCCGCACCTCCATCAAAGATAGTTCTTGCCGAATACTTGCATGAATTTTTCATGCCCATACAGTTCTTCAAAGCGTTCCTGACATTCTTGTTGTAGCTGTCTGAGCAATTCCGGCTGTCTCTCATGCGCCGCCATATGGACATCATGGTTCAGCCACACCCAACAGCCCCATTTGTCAGAAGCTTTCCGGCGGCAACCGGGATAGACATGATGTTTGTCAAGTCGCTTTGTTTTCCCGGTTATGTAACAGTATTTGTCTTCCTGCATGATGCTGTCTGCCATTGCTTCAGCAATTCTTCCTTTCGCTGTGGTGTCAGGGTTTCGATTCCGATTGCTTCAGCGTCTTGCACAAGATGATCAATCAGCAATGCCATCTGGTGGGTGTTGTATTCCGAACTGCCACAGTACAGAACCAGATTCACACAGCCGGGAATCTTTGACGGCATTTCCTGTGCTTGCCACCCGATCCCGTGTTTTTCCCATGCGCTTCTGATTGTCTCTTTGTCCTGTTCCCTGACACACACCGTTTTAGATACCCCGCCAATGTCTGTTATCGCTTGCCTATAGACCTCTGTTTTACTAAGGTGCATAGCTTCTGCAATCTTGTCTATCAGAACCCAACAATAAGCATTGGCATCAAGGGAACGCCGCTTTGTGGCTTTCTTCAGGGTGACTTCTATCTCAGACTGTGCAAGCCGTTCATAGTCCTTTGAGAAGTCCCCCTTAACCGTGATGACAATGTTGCAACTGCCATCACGGTTAAAGGTTAGGCCGTTAAGCTTGCCTTGCATTCTTGAGAATCTCCACAAAGGCAAACAGCTTTTCGATTTCGGTTTCCGTCAGTTCATCCCAAGGCTTGTCAGGAATGACCTTCTGTTCAATTGCCTTTTTCTTGTACTGCCCAAGAATGATTGATGTCAGCCCGGTCTTTTCGCAGAATTCCCTTGCTTTCTGTGACTGCCACGAACCCCGCTTTTCTTCAGCCGTCTTTCTGGTTTCGGCTTCTTCCGGGTCTGGTTCGGGTTCTGTATAGCGTGGTTCTGTGTCGTGCCATTCAAACGCAACACATTTCTTTGAAGCGTTGTAGATAACCAACCCGCAAATATCCCTTGCGCCGTCAGGGCGATATTCAATGCTCTTTACAATGAACTTGTCATAGCATTTTGTTCTGCCGCCCTCTGTCTTGATTTCGCATTTCGCCGCCGGAATCCAGATGAACGGGGCAGAATACAGTTCACGCCCAATGCCCCAATTGAAGCAAGCCCGTTTGAAGCTGTCAGACGCAAGACCCTTTGCCGCTTCTGTGTTGCTCTCTGTGCCTGTGTCCTCTTTGCTAATCCATTGGCCTTTCTTCTCATCCCACAGGCTTACCGTGCAATTGGCGTTTTCCCGGCTGTGCGCCCTCATCCATCCGAATTCCCCGACAGTCTCATCAAGAATGTTTTGGTCGCACCTTGCGTCTTTGTAAAGCAGAAGGGAAAGGCCGTTGCTCTTAATCTGTGCAATCCGGCAATCAATTTCATCTGCTCTCAGGGTTCTGAACATCCGCATCAAACCACCTCCCATTCCGTTACTTTCCGCATGACAAGCCTGTACACGTTCCCGGTTCTTGGCGCATACTCTTCATTCAACCGCTTCAGGGTCTGCCGGGCTTCTTCTTCATCAAACATTGTCCCAAACCGGAAATCACAAACGCCCGACAGATTGACCCATCGCCCGTTGTACGGATATTCATTCCATTGCACTTGAATCTCGTATTCAGTATCAAACACTTTGCTTCATCCTTTCATTGTATTTCTGCCTGATTCCGGGGCTTCAACCTATTCCCGTTTCATTCGCTCATCCTTTCTTTGTATTTCTGCTCATTGTATTTCTCCCTGATTCCGTTGCTGTCTGCGTTGCGCATAAGCCATTTGATAAGGGGTTCCATGCTTGCATCGGGCATCCACTTCCAGATTTCAAGCATCATTTCGTCATCTTCCCAATGGGATTCCATGAAGGGTTCAACAATTTTCCATACCTCGTCAGGGTCTTTCGGGTATGTCCATGAATCCGCCCCGTAATCATCCAGAACGCCGGATTCACAGGCTTCAACCCACAAATCGCCGTCACCTTCGATGTGATCCCGCACAAATCCGGGAATGTCATCTTCCATGTATTCTGAAATGAAGTTGTAAACGGTGTTCCAATCCGGGGAATCCCTTTCCCATGCATCCGGGGAATCATCATAATCTGGTATGCCATAGTACAGCATTACACCCACCCCCACAGCATGAACAGGACAGGCGAAATCCACATCAGCCCAACCACGAGATAAGCAAAGAACCATTGCAAGTCATTTTTCGTGTTTTCGTGCATTGCTTTTTACCTCCGAATCATATACAATTGTCTTGATTGCTTACGTTAGCAGTCGGTTAGCCCCTGAAGCTGTGGAAGGTGTCGGGGGCTTTTATCGTGCGAATATGCCCAACAGGATACCGATCAACGCACCAATTCCGATGAACGCCCAACGGATGATTCTGCGTTTCCGGGCTTTCCCATATTCGGAATAGTTGTTCCAGATGTACCGGATTCTTTGTTCCTGTGTCATCTTGCTTGAGTCCCGCATTCAATCCCTCCTTCTTTCAAGCCTGAATCCTTTGTGCTTTCGTTCTGGTTGAACGATTGCTTGTGTTGTGCTTGCGCTAATGAAGCTTTCAAGGCTGTCTGCCGTTATCCTTATCAGGCGTTTGTCCCGTACACCTTCCATGATGTTCACGGCATCAATCTTGTGTCTGTCAATCAGCGTTCGCACCGTGTTTGTGTGGACATTCAGCAGTTCAGCCGCTTGTCTGATTGTCAGAAGCTGAATCAGAACCACCCCCGATTAGAGATTCAATAGAAGCGTTCAGCGTCTTTGACAGTTTCAGCAGAACTGGAACACTTACGTTGTTTCCGGCTTCTGCCCGTCTAATCGTTGGAAGTGACACACCGCTTCTTTCGGAAAGTTCAATCTGCGTCAGTTTTGATTCTTTCCGAATACGCTTTAGCTTGTTCTCCATCGCTTCACCACCTTTCATTGTATCAGTAATGGGACATTGCCATTGTATATCACTTCTGAAACATTGTCAATAGAAAAATAGTCACATCTGAAATTTACTTAGAATATCAGTTGTGATATATTTGTGTCAGGAGGTGAACAGCATGAACGTTATAGAGGAACTAAGAAGCGAAAGAAAAATGTCACAGTTTGAATTTGCTGAATTCTGTGGTGTGTCCAGAACCTCCATTGCCCGGTATGAAGCGGGGAAGGAAATCAGCCGGGAAAACGCCAAAAGAATAGCCGCCGCCTGTAATGTGTCTGTGGATTATCTCATCGGCGAAACAACCGTGATATCAGCGACAGGAAAAGCCATTCCCGGATTAAATGCGGATGAACAAATCTTGGTGCTGAATTTCCGCAAGCTGAATCCAGAAGGGAAAGACTTGATTCTGTCGTATCTGTCCATGCTGATTGAAAAGGCGGGTTATCTAAGATAATGTCAAGGCAGAAGAAACAGCACCTGAAAAGGCAGAAAGACGGGCGTTATTTCTGCAAGTATCACGGTGTTACTTTTGCCGGGAGAACAGAAGAAGAAGCCTTGCAGAAAAGAGAAGCCTATAAACAGTCAGGGCGAATCCCCGTCAAAAGAACGCTTGCACAGTATGCGGAATATTGGTTGCCGATCCACAAGGCTTCTGTGAAGTCAACCACATACAACGGATATATATCAATCCTGTCATGCGTACTGAAGCCAATTGCGGACATCAACCTAAACGACCTGACAACGGATGACATATCAAACGCCTTTGCCGCCCTGAAAGGGAAATCACAGTCTTACATTCACAAAGCCCGGTTATTGCTGATTGAAATTCTTGATTCGGCGGTTGACGCAGGATTCATGCAAAGCAATCCCGCAAGGGCTAAGTCTGTGACTGTTCCGAAAGGTTCAAGAGGAACGCACAGGGCAATCACAGAGGAAGAACGCAAGCTGATTCACGCAACGCCGCACAGAATGCGCCTTGCCGCCCTTCTAATGCTGTATTGTGGACTAAGGCGGGGAGAACTCTTAGGGCTGAAAGCAAGCGATATAAACGGGGATTCTGTGCGAATAGAAAGGGCTGTGTATTTTGTAGGCAACCAACCCCGGATATCTGACACAAAGACCGCAAACGGAAAAAGGACAGTTCCCGCACCAGATTTCATTCTGCCGGGTCTGCCCAAGATGAACCGGGAATCTTTCGTGTTAACGGGGAAGTCTAAGCCGATGACAGAAACCGCCTTTGTCAGGGCTTGGGAATCATACTTGAAAGCCCTGAAAGCGGATATCAGGCCGCATGACTTGCGCCACAGTTACTGTACATGGTTGCGTGATTGCGGCATTGATATCCATCAAGCAATTATTTGGATGGGTCATGCAGACGAATCAATGATTCTAAGGATATACGATCACCCCGGAACAGAACGGGAAAATGAAGCGAAAAACCGTTTAAATCAGGCGTTAAGTTCACAGATTGGTTAACAGTTGGAACGTTAACACGCTGTAACGCTTGTGTGGCAACAGTTTGCAGAATCGTGAATGGTTGTCTACGAATCAAAAGGTCGTGGGTTCGAATCCCGCCGGGCTCATCGCTAAAACCCCGCATTCTGTAAGGTTTGCGGGGTTTTCCTTTTGTCCAGATGTACCACAGAATCACACAAAATAACATGGTTTGGTTAACAGCTTGGTTAACAGTTCTGTTAACAGCAAAAAAGCCTGATTTCTCAGGCTTTCGGATTCTGTCGCTTTTCCATGTCTTCCCGGATTAGCCGCTTGATGTACTGCGTGAAGTTCCCTTGCGCTTCAATCCATTCAAGCAACCTCACATCTTCAGGCTGTGTGCGGTTGAAGGGAACGCGCTTCACGAATACATTCTTTTTCAGGTATTCTTGATCATATCCGTATTTGTCCCGCATTCGTTACCACCTCCAACCGGAATTATACGGGCTGTTTGGCTAAAGCGTCAAGGGATTTCCAATACCCAATGACAAGGCAGATTCTGCCGCAAGGGTCATAGCACTTCACATCATACTTTGTGCAACCCTTCCAAATCTTCAGCCTTTCGGCGTTGGCGGCTTCTGTTTCCTGCAACAGAATCAGCTTTTCAAGCATTGTCATTGTTCTTACCTCCCAAATTCATTGTACAGATACCACAGAACACTTTTCATGTCGGCATACTTCACAAGAAGTTTCCTGTGCTTGCCGCCGTCCCACCAGACCCGGTAAACCCGGTAAGGGTTCACCTTGCTGTCATCCCGAATGCAGATGACCTTGAAGCCGTCCAATTGGATTTCCGCAACCTTCTTCATGTTTTCTACCTCCCTTTCAGTCCCAATTCGTTTTCCCAATCCTCTTTGATTGCCTTTGCTTCTGCCCTGCTGAAGCCATACCGGGCTGTGTCAAGCTGATACCCTTCAGCGGAAACCGGATACAGCACCCATTCCCTTCTGTGCCTGTCGTACCACATAGAGATTGCAACGGGCTGTCTTTCGATTTCTTCCCCGTTCCATCCGGCTTTCCGAATACGAATCATTTTGCTTGCCTCCCATCCCGCCGGGGGCTTTCGCCCCCGGCCTTGTGTCGCTTACTGGTGAATCAGGTCTATCGGGTCAAACCCGTTAAGGAACACTTCAGAACCGCACCCAACGTGTCCATTCAGGCTAATTTTCCGGGCTGTGATTCCCTGACCCTTGATTTCAACCGGGCAAACCCAAACCCCGTAAATCCATCTGCCGCCGTTCCGCTTAATCTGCTCTTTGGCCTTGTAGGTGTTGCCCGTCAGCACATAGCCCACACCGTCAGCCCCGCAACCCCATTCGGCATAGCGGCGAATGATACATTCACGCCGTTCTGCTTCAATCTCTTCTGCGTGTTCCTCTGAATACCGCCGGGCTTCTTCTGCCCTCTTCTGTGCTTTGGCCTTGCGCCGGGCTTCAAGCTTTGCTTCGTATTCGGGGGTGTATTCCTTATCTTCAAACTGAATGAAGCAACGCCCCCCGCATTGAAAGCAAGTGCCATAGTCGAACCCGCCAAGAACGTAATCACCAGTACCGCCGCAACGGGGGCATTTCTCAGTAACCAACCAATACTTAGTCCCGTTTCTGTCAGTCTTCAGAAGTTCCCGCCCGTACTTGATAGCCATTGTGTCAACCCCCATTCTGTAATCATAAGGTTCATCCTTACATAGAGCATTGTAACAGAAACTTTAGCTAAAGTCAAGCACTTTTCAGAAGAATTTGCAGGAAAATAAA